GAGAAATTAGAATCTCATGCTGAAATTTCACTGAATAAGTGGACAGCTGCTCGTGAATTGATTATGACCCAATGTACCGATCCTGGTATGCGGAAATTTTTTATCGCTTCCCTTCTCTGTTGTGTTTCTGTTTACAATTCTGCCAATAGCATTGGTGTGATTTCTTCCGTTATGCAGTTCGTTAATTCTGAATTTGCTGGAAATGAAAGCCACATTATGGAGCTTTGGTATAAATTGATGGAATTGAATGGCACTGTTGGTGTTCCCTTAGAGGACTACCAGCAATTGGAAAGTCACAGTATGAAAACTGATGATGTTATCCACTCCCTTCGTTCTATGAATGCGAATTGGACACTTTTCAAAAATGGACCAGCATACACTCGTTTTCACGAGTTTTTGTGCACTTTGGTTGCTTTTGGATTGTTAAAAGGAGACACTTATGATGTATCACTTGGTAATATTAAATTATTTTCCATGGATACTCGTAGGGAATCGATGTCCGCTACTGATGCACTTGACGCTGTTGTCAAGTTAGTTACTTATCTCACTGAAAGTGGTATTTATGCATTTGCAAATAAATCACTTAAGCCTTTTCTTTTTGATGACAAGGCTGCTTATGAAATTGAGGAAGAGTACGCACGGTTAGGACCCATGGTAAATCATGTCAACACTGGTAATTTAGAATTGCTCTACAAAATGAACTCCCAAGATTTGGAAGGTGCTTTGTGGGCTCTTGAACGGAAAATCGGACTCGTTGCTATGACTACCAAAGGTATGGGACATACATTACTTGAACGCAAACGCGAACAAGTGATTCGATGGATGGATACTGTTTGTGAATCTCAGATTGCTTGTGGAACCCGCGAAGCACCCTATGCACCTGTTTTAATAGGTGATTCCAACATTGGAAAGACTACGCTAACGCAATTGTTTGGTCGTGAATTAGGTGCTCGTTTTGGTTTCAAATCTTCTGCTCGTTACCAGTGTGTAATTCAAGGTAATGATAAATTTTGGACTGGCTATAAGGGTTATACCCAAATTGCTATTCTCGATGATTTCGGAAATACTGATCCAAAGTATATGACAGAAGATGAGGGCTCGAAACAAATTATGATCAAGAATAATCAAATTTTGTATGCGCCTAAAGCTGGTGTTGAAGAAAAGGGACGAGTTCCCGTGCAACCAAAAGTGTTGATCGTCAATACCAATAACGAAACTATGTTATCTGAGATGTCTGTTTGCCCCTACTCACGTTATCGACGTGGTGATATTTATATTCGCGCTGAAGTGCGCGATGAATTTTCACGTTATGTTGATGGTGTGAGGCAAAATGAAATTGATACTGAGCGTGTTAAGTTGACTCTCCCGAAGAATGAGGAAGGTGATTATATTTTTTCCACCATGCCTGATCTTTGGGAAATCCAGTTGACTAAACCGTATCAATCCAGTGCCAGAGTGAAATCCTCCAATGTGAAGAAGAGTTTTCCAATGGTTTCTTTCATGCCTGTTGTTAAGGACAAAAATGGTAAACCCGCAAAATTGAGCATATTCGATGCTCTCGATGCGACGTGTGACCAGGCTCGTAAATTTTATGAGACTCAAAAAAGTACTGTTGATGTAAGTCGACGTATGGATATTGATTTTGTTCCTTGTGAGTGTGGCTGTAAGAAAAGTAAAGCTTTTTGCAATGCCCTTAAGTTGAAAGTTCCTGAAAAAGGAACCATAGCTGTCCTCCCCCCTATTTTGGAGAGTCACGGCTTGCTTGAGTATTCAACTTACCATTTAGCTAGTATTATATGGAAATATTATACTACAACGCGTACTAAATTTTTCGATTTGTTTTTTGATATCGAGAAAAATATTTTGAACGTGTCTACTACTTGGTTGATTGCAAATTACCGACAAATGTATTATGATAGTCTATTTGATTTGACGACATATATACCGTTGGAGGCTTTTGATGGCAAAGTTTTGCAGGGTTTAATGCGAGTGTTGTTTCATCAACAGTATGAACACACTTCCATGGAAGCCATTAGGGCTCGTGTGCTAGCACCATTTGTTTTAGGTGTTGGCATTGCAGTGTATTCCTATTTTGTTGGAACTCGTATGTCCCATCTTTTGGGTGCGTTTTGTGCTACTTGGTTATTTATTTTTTCCTTGGTGGCATATCGTAAACGGATGGAAATTGCACATGCAGCTGTTATGGAAGAAATTCTTAGACGCCGTGATGCGTTACCAGAAACTGTTAAGCTTGCTCGTAAGAAATATGGGCGTATGCTTGGTTATGGTTTAGCTGCAGGTGTTTCCCTTGTTGTTGCTTTGAAAGTTTTGAAATTACTAAA